TTCCTGCCGACCAGGGAGCGCTTCATCGTCGTCCTGCCGGGCCTGACGCCGGCGGGAGGGTTCGACGTGTGGAGCGTGCCGAAGAGCCCCACGCAGCAGTGGGTGCCGGTCAGCGTGGGAGTCGAGGGGATCGCCTTGGCGCGCACGATGGTTGAGGCTCAGGTCGGCGCGCACGAGAGCATCGGGACACGGCAGGCGGGCTGGCGGCGGGCGATTCCGTCACCGGGCTTGCTGGCGTTGGCGCGACGCTGGGGCGTGTACGACGGGTCGGCGCGTACGGCGGGGGAGTTGTCGGCGCGGGTGACGGTGGCGGAGGCTTCGCGGCGCATCGATCCGCATCTTCCTGCCCAGTTGTTTGCGTGATCGCTAGACGTCGTGTAGACTGTTGAGCATGAGCAGAGGATGCGAGCGGCACGGCATGCACGCCACCTCCTTCGAGGCTGAACAGTGCGCTCGTACGTACGGACGGGAAGTGGGGAACATGGACGACAGGGAGCCGTTCGTCGACGTACTGGCGATGGGCGTCGAAGCGTGGGATCGCTGGAAGTCCGATGTAGACAGTGGCGATCCGGTCAAGCGCACGAAGGCGCGCATCGAGCGGCGCGGCATCGAGCAGAAGCTGAACGACATGCTGGCGATCAACTCCGTCGATGTGGCGCGCATGCTCGTGAAGATGTGGCGCGCGCTCGAACGCGGGAAGTTGCTGTGAGTGGCGGGGAGGTTCTCGCCGCGGTCTGGGTGCCCGGCGTGCCGCGCACCAAGGGGTCGCTTGACGCGCGACACCAGGACACGCCGCAGAGCAAGCGGTGGCGCCAGCTGGTGGCCGCGGAGGTCGGGCGCGACGCGCGTGCTCGCTCTGGGGAGATGATGGGCTCGACGCCGGGTTTCACGTACGCCGGCCCGGTGGCGGTGCGGTGCGTGTTTGTGCGCGCCGACGGCGTCGGGGACGTCGACAAGCTGGCGCGGTGTGTGCTTGACGCGCTGACCGATTCGCGCGTCATCGCTGACGACGTGCAGGTGATCAAGTTGCACTGCTGGCGCATCGAGCGGATCGACGGTCGTGGGGACGGGGCGTTTGTGCTCGTCGAGACTGCGAATCAGGGCACGCTCGAAGGATTCGGAAAAATGATCGAGTCGTGGATGTTGCGATGAAAGGGGAGTGTTCATGATCAAAAGGTGGATGCTGGCCGTCGGGCTGGTGCTCAGCGTGACGCTGGGCACGGTCGGCGTGGCGGCCAGGCCGGCGGCGGCCGACGACTCGTCGGAGTTTCCATCGTGCCGGTACCTGTTCACGGGGATCGGAGCGGCCTACGGCGGAGGCACCTACACCGGATCCGGTGACTGGTACGCCTACGGTCCGCAGTTCATCGTGCCGTCGACTTCTGCGTGCGAGGACATCCAGATCGTCGCGCCGTACACGATGAGCCCCCACATGAGGTTCCGGATCCGGTTCTACCCGTCGTCCGGCGGTAGCTACGCGAACTCGTGGAAGCAGGCCGGCGTGCCGTGCTGGTCGTGTGCGTGGATCCTGGCCACCAACGTCGCCAACGGCACCCGGTACCGCGTCGAGGGCGTCGAGTGGGTGTGGAACTGTCCAAGTTGCACACAGACGGTGCTGACCGAGAACTTCGACTTGGACGACTAGCTGTGCTCGAAGCATCGGAGATCATCGGCAACTTCGGGCTGCTGATCCGCGGCATGTTCCTGGAGGGCCGGTGCCCGGGCTGCGGCGTGCCGACGTACTCGACACCGAGGTACGTCGGCACGCTCGCGTGCGTGGGGTGCGGGCGATGGCGGCACGGTGCCGGCGTCCCGGGTCGGCCGACGCCCGGCGTGAACAACCGCTACAGGCTCGGGCAGGGTGGCGTCGGCTTCTCGCACACGCCGCGGGCCACCGGCGTCGGTCCGGCCACCGCTCGCCCGACGCCGGTGGTGCTCGTGCCGGCGGTCGAGGTCGGTTCGGGGTTCATGGGGTTCCGCGGTCGGGTGCCCGACGGAGTGACGCGGCGCCGGTACGCCGCCGCGCTGGCCTGGGTCGGCGAAGGTACGGAGGGCAATCCGCGGCGCGGGTTCGACCGGTGGAAACTGGTTGAGTCGATGGTGTGCGACGGACCACAGGTGCTCGCGTGCTGGACACGCTCGGGTCGTAGCGGCTGGAAGGCCGGCAAGCAGTGGCGCCGCACGCCGAACGGATGGACGTGGGAGCGGTAGCCGGATACTTTTGCATGATGCAAAACTCTCCGACCGGGCGGCCAGCGATGCCGCTTCCGATCCGGGAACTGGCGACTGCGCGCCGGGCCGGCGCGTCGTGGGAGACGCTCGCGCGCAGCATGCAGCTGCGCGGCATCGAGGTCACCAATCACACGATTCGTCGGCGCCTGCTGGCCGTCGATCCGTCGTTGCGAAACGTTCGCTTCAAATCTGAGCCGGTGATGTAATGCCTGGTCAGACCAAAGAAGCGACCACACAAGAGGTTGACCTCAAAAGTGAGAGTCGGTCTCCGCTTATCGGTGAACTGGTCGGCGGCCAGGGTTCCGGCGAGCGCAACGCGACCCGCGGACGCAATGGTGGCGGTCGATTTACGACGACTCTGAAGGGCCAGCAGCGCGACATCGAAGCGGCGCGCCTGCAGTCGATGGGCTGGTCCCTGAGCAAGATCATGGTGCACCTGGGGTATAGCTCGACCGGACACGTGGTCAACGGCATCACCCGCGCCTACGAGCGGGTGCCGTCGCAGGCGGTCGAGGTGCGTCGGCAGCAGCAGCAATCGCTGCTCGACCACCTGAAGTCGGAGGCGCTGAGCGTGCTCGCGCGCCCGCACGTCGCCCACTCGCAGGGCAAGATCGTCCGGGAAGGTTGCCCGGGTCTGGACTACGCCGGCCAGCCACAGCACGACGGGTGCACGTGGGGCAAGGGTGGCCAGTACTGCGACGGGCCGGCGGTGCTCGACGACGGGCCGAAGCTGCAGGCGATCAGCACGATCAAGGCGCTGCTTGATCGTGAGGCGAAACTCCACGGGCTCGACTCGCCGGTGCGCATCGAGCAGACCGACATCGGCGTCTCGATCATCCTGGAGGGCGTGTCGCTGGACGACTTGTGAGGACACCGGTCGTCGTGTAGACTGGTGATCGAAGGTCGGGCGTCAAGCTCACCGCGACGTGTCGAGAGTGGCGCGGCGTGGATGTAAGGGAGCGTTTTTTAACTTCGTGCGGCGCACCCTGCGTTCCGACCTTCTTGGATCGTTCCGTCGTCGGACGCAATCAGCGCGGGCGACGGGGCGCCGATCCGAGAGAGTCTGCGACGGCAGAAGAATCGGATCGGTTGCGATGGCGAGGCAGGGCGAGCGGGCCTACGGTTCCTTCCCGGGCGGCGACCGTAGACGTACCGCCCCTGCCGGACCATCCACAATGGACGGAGACATCATGCCCAAGGCGCCAAGCGACCCACCCAGCCACCCACCTAGAGACACTCGACCGCCGAACCGGCCTAGCGGTACGCCGGCACCGAAGCAAGGGCATCCACTCAACCCGCCCGGACGGCAGGGAGAGTCGAAGTAATGGCTAAGCCACCACCGAGCAAGCCCGTGCCGACCGAGCAGCCGAAGAAGCCCGGACAACCGCCGCAGGGTCCGACCCGCCCAGCCAACACACCGCGCCCCGGCTCGCCGCATGGACCGCAGAAATGAGCTTCAAGCCGAACTACCGTGCGCGGGTGTACCGGTTCTGGCGCTACGCCGTCGCTGACGCGCGTACGTGGGGGTCGCAGACCGGGCGCAAGTACCGTGTGTCGCGTTTCCGGGACGGGTTCGTCGTGCGTCCGACGACGAAGCGTGCGACGGTTCAGCCGATCGTGATCACTGTGAGATTCTCGAATCCGTGAGCACCACAACCCTTGACCGTGTCCAGCACCGCTTTCGCGGTCGTGGCACGGTCAAGGCTGTCTTCAGTGACAAGTCGCCCGAGATCCTCATCGCCGGCCCGGCCGGGACGGGCAAGAGTCGCGGGCTGCTAGAGAAGCTCTTCGCCCTCGCCGTGAAGTATCCCGGCATGAAGGGGCTCATGCTCCGCAAGACCAACGTCTCGCTCGCCGCGACCGGCCTGGTGACGTGGGAACAGTGGGTGGTCAAGGAGGCGCTGGAGACCGGTGCAGTCAAGTACTTCGGTGGCAGCAAGCGCCAACCGCCTGGCTACATCTTCGCGAACGGGTCGTTTATCGCGGTAGGCGGGATGGACAACCCGATGAAGGTCATGTCGAGCGAATACGACGTGATCTATATCCAGGAGGCAAACGAGTTCGTCGAAGACGAGTGGGAGAAGTGCACCACGCGTCTGCGCAACGGCGTGATGCCGTACCAACAGCTACTCGCCGACTGCAATCCGCAGGAGCCGACGCACTGGCTGAAGGTGCGTTGCGACCGCGGCCAGACCAGGTACTACCAGTCGACCCATGAAGAGAACCCGCTCTATTTCGACGAGATCCGCACCGTCGGAACCGACGGCGTCGAGCTCATCGAGTACAAGGTCACCCCCGCCGGTGCGGAGTACATCGCGAAGCTCGACGCCCTCACCGGTGTCCGGTACCAGCGCCTGCGGCTGGGACTGTGGGTCGCCGCCGAAGGCGCGATCTACGAGCAGTGGAATCCGGCCATCCACCTCATCCAGCGGCCGGAGAAGCCGGCCCGCTGGATGGAGCATGTCATCGATCAGCACGGCATCCCGTGGAACTGGGCTCGCTTCTGGGCGATCGACTTCGGGTACCGCAACCCGATGGTCGTGCAGCGGTGGGCCGAGAAGCCCGACGGAGAGCTTGTGCTCTACGCGGAGCACTACCTCACCGGCACGCCGGTCGACGAGATGTGTCGACTGGTGATGGACGACGTCAGCGGGCCGCCGGCCGACTGGGTACCCGACCAGCGGGGACCGCGGTGGCCGGACGGCTCGCCGAAGGTGCCGCCACGCCTGCGCGAGTGGCGTGAGCCGAAGCCCTCGAACGTCATCGCCGACCACGACGCCGAAGGCCGGGCGGTCTGGGTGCGCGACACGGGGCTGCAGACGACGTCGGCCCGGAAGGAGGTGCTCGACGGCATCCAGGAGGTGCAGGTGCGCCTGCGCGACAAGCGGATGTTTGTGATGCGCGACTCTTTGCGCCACCCGATAGATCAGACTCTGGCCGATGTCAAGAAACCGTGCCAAACGGTTGAGGAGTTTCCGAGCTACGTGTGGGACACTGGCGCCGGAAAGCTGATCAAGGAAGCTCCCTTGAAGGACAATGACCATGGTATGGACGCAGCCCGCTATATCGCGATGGCGCGTTCTGCCCGGCATCGTGGCGGCGTTAGGGGCGTGGGGTGACTGGCGACCTCGACATGGCGGTAGCGCAGGCGTCCGACCCGTCAGTGTGGATTCTCTTGCTGCTGGCGGTCTCGCTGGCGGTGCTGCTGTTCGTCGTCCGCGAGGTCTGTGGGCTGCGCGATGGGCCATCCGTCGCCGTTATGCTCTGGCGCGCGGTGCGGCGGCCGGCGTGGTGGTGCTGGCGCTGCTGCGTGACGTCGCTCTCCTGGTTGGCCGAGCACGCGGTGACATTCTGGGAGTGGCTGGTCTGGGGTGTCCCGTCGTCGCGTCGTACCTGACGTGGGGGACGGCGGCGGCGTTCTGGGCGGCCGGGCCAGTGTTGTTGCTGGTCGCGCGGCTGTACGGTGGTTCCCGTGGCTGACCCGATCACGCGTGCGCTGCTGGCCCTGAGGTCGAGCGGCGCCGGTGTCGCGGTCGTCAACCAGGGCTCGCCGGTGCCGTACGTCGGGAAAGCGGTGGCCGGCGGCGCGTCGCTCATGCTCCGCCGGGACGGCCGGGACCGCGGTAACGAAATCGACCAGATGAGCAGCGTCGGCACGCTGTACGGCGTGATCCGGCGCCTGGCCGAAGCGACGGCCGCCGACCGACACCAGTGGCACCTTCACCTTCCGTCGCTCGGGCAGAAGTGCGAACTCTGCGGCGAGCAGGGGGCGGCCGCGGTCACCGAACACCCGATGCTCAACCTGTGGAGTTCGCCCAACCCGTTCCATTACGGACAGCTGTTCCGCGAAGCGTCGCAGCAGCACATCGATCTCACCGGCGAGTCGTTCTGGGTCGTCGTCAAGCTGCTCGGTGTCCCCGTCGAGCTCTGGCCCGTCAGTCCGGCGTGCATGATGCCGGTCACCTCGCGCGAAAAGTACCTGCTCGGGTGGATCTACACCGGGCCGGACGGCGAGCAGGTGCCGCTCAAGCACGACGAGGTCGTGCAGCCGATGATGCCCGATCCGTCCGACCCATACCGCGGGCTGGGTCCGCTCGGGTCGCTGGCGCCCGATCTCGCCGGTGCCCGCCAGGCTGCCGAGTGGAATGCGCAGTTCTTCAAGAATTCGGCCATCCCGGGCGGGATCATCCAGTTCGACGAGCCGATGGGTGACACCGATTACGAGCAGTTCGTGACCCGCTGGCGCGAGTTGCACCAGGGCGTCGGGAACGCGCACCGCGTGGCGATCATCGAGCGTGGTAAATGGGTCGACCGGAACTTCTCGCAGCGTGACATGGAGTTCACGTCGTTGTCGACGCTGACCGGCGACAAGATCCGAGAGGCTTTCGGGTTTCCGAAATTCGCGCAGGGCATCGTCGACGACGTCAACCGGGCCACCGCCGAAGCGAGCGATGACTTCTTCGCCCAGTGGCTCTCAGTGCCGCGGCTCGACCGCTTCAAAGCCGTCCTCAACCACCGCATCGTCCCGATGTTCGGCACGATGGCCGGCGCGGCCGGCGGCCGCCGGCTCACCTTCGCCTACGTCTCGCCGGTACAGGGCGACCAGGAGTCGGCGGCGAAGGTGTTTCTGACCCGCGCTCAGGGCGTCACGCAGCTGGTGCAGGCCGGGTTCGACAGCGCCGAAGCGCTCGACGCCGCCGGCCTGCCCGCGATGTCGTGGACCGCGCCGCCTGAGCCGAAGCAGGTCAGCGTCACCGGCCGCCCTCAGCCCGCCGCCCTTCCGCCGACCGACACAGCAACCGGCCAACGGGCAATCGAAGCGATGATCGAACGGAACTTCGTCGACGCGATCGGCTGGTGGGAGAGCGAACTCGGACTCACGGCCGAGGTGCCGCCGGAAGCCCAGCGGATCCAGGATGACTGGACGCGCGCGCTGGACAAGCTCGAACGGACATGGACGTCGGATGTCGTGCCCGACCAGGTGGAGGCGCTGCTCGACGCCGGCCAGCGGGCCATCGAGGAGAGCCACCCGGCGATGCTCGCCGCGCTGACGCACATCGCCGCCTTCGATCTCACCGGCCCGACTGAGGTGCTGCTCGAAGCGATGGTCGACATCGCGGAGCGGGCGGCCGGGCGGGTCGTGCAGGAGGCGGCCGCCGCCGGCGTGAAGATCTCCCCCGTGCTCCCGGCTGACCTCGACACGAAGGTGTTCGCGGTCGCCTCCGACCGCCTGCAAGCGGCCGGCGCGTTCCAGCAGGTTGCCGAGGCGGCCGCCGCCCTGCTCGCGTCCGGGCTCGCGCAGGCGATCGGCAACGAGATGATGCGCTGGTTCGGCTCGGGCCGGAGCGGCGGCGAGGTGCGTGACCGCGTGGCGGCGTGGATGCGCGACAACCCAGGGACGTCGAGCTTGCGGACACGGTTGGGCGGGTTGCTCACGCGCGCCCAGAACCGTGCCCGCATCGCGACCCTCGCCGCCGCCCCGGTCACCAACTGGTACGCGTCCGAGGTGCTCGACGGGAACACCTGCGACCCGTGCAAGAAGATCAACGGCCAGCGGCTGCCGACGCTCGAAGCGATGTTGCTCGCCTACGGTGGTACCGGCGGGTACCTTTTCTGTCTGGGCAGGGAGCGGTGCCGGGGATTCCCCGTCGCACGCTGGGAGAATGAGGCCAACGATGGGTAAGCGACGCTCCGGCCCGATCACGATGACGCTCACCGTCGCTCGTCCGGTCGAAAATGTCCGAAATGCCGAAACGGCCAGGCCTTCCCCCGGTGCACGTCAGTGGTACCGCATCACCGCCATCGCAGCCGGCATCGCTCCGAACGGGCAGCCGAGCAACGCCGCGACCCGCATCGACATCTACGAGGAGATCGGCGGGTGGGGGGCGTCGGCGGCCGAGTTCGTGCAGGCGCTGCGCGCCGTCGACACGCCGGAGATCGAGCTCCACGTGAACAGCCCGGGCGGGTCGGTGTTCGACGGCGTGGCGATCTACAACTCGCTGGTGCAGCACCCGGCCCGGGTGACCGCCTTCGTCGACGGCCTGGCCGCGTCGGCGGCGTCGTTCATCGTGCAGGCGGCCGACGAGATCATCATGAACCCCGGGTCGATGATGATGGTGCACGACGCCATCGGCATGACCTGGGGAAACGCGCTCGACCACACGACGATGGCTGGCTTGCTCACGCAGGTGTCGGACTCGATCGCCGACCTCTACGCGGCCAGGGCCGGCGGCACGGCGGCCGAGTGGCGCGCCGTCATGGAGAACAACGGCGGCGAGGGCCGGTGGTACACCGCCGCCGAGGCGGTGTCGGCCGGGTTGGCTGACCGCGTCGCGGGCGCGCCCGAGGGCGACGCACCGCCGGCCGACGACCCGTCATCCACAGCTGTGGATAACCCTGTGGATAAGTACCAGCAGTCGAGCATCGCTGCTGGTCACCGGCTGGTGCTGGCCCAGCGCGACGCCGCGGTGATCGCCGCCCCGCCGCCGGCGCGGCGCGTCGAGTACGTGCACGCGCGCAACGGGGCGTTCTGGCAGCAGAACCGGTGCGGCGCCACCGGCGGGCAGGCCACCAGCGACGACGAAGCGACGTGCCCGGCATGCCGTCGCGAAATCGACGCAAAACAGACTTCCGACGGCACGCTGCCGATCGGCTGGTAACGCTCCCGAAAGGAGACGATCCCCTTGTTCAAGAGCACTCCCCGGGAGCGTGACGCCCTCGCGGTCGCCGCCCACCTCGGCGTCGACGTCAAGTCGCTCATGTCGCCGCGCATGGACGGCGGAGACACCGCGGTCATCGACTCGCTGACCATGCCCGACAACGAAGAAGGCCTGCGCACCTTCATCTCGGACCCGCAGAACGCGAAGCGTGTCTTCGCCAACCCGGCCGCCGCGGCGCGGTTCGGTCAGCGCTACGCGGAGGCCTACGCGAAGGCCAACCCGGGCCACAACCGCGAGGTGCTCGACGGGACGATGAAGGTGACCGCCGACCAGGCGGCGCCGCAGGCGATCGACGGCAAGGCCTACGCCGACGCCTTCAAAATCCTGCAGAACCTCATCGGGTCGGACAGCGGGCTGGCGAAGCTGGCCGAGGCCAACATCAACCCGTTGCTGCGGGCGGCCGACCCGCGCGACGTCGATCCGTCGCTGCGGTCGGCGATCGGATGGAACCCGAACGCGCCGGCCGCGCAGATCAACGGCCAGGTCGGCACGCGGGCGGAGTTCTTCATCGCGGCCGGCGCTCGCGCGCAGCAGGTGCCCCAGCAGTTCCGGGCCAACCGGAGCAAGATCGAGCAGATCCGCGACGCGTACAGCGGGACGGTCCCGGCCGACGGTGGCTTCCTCGTGCCCGAGCAGTTCCGCGCGGAGCTTCTGCGGCTGTCGCTGGACACGGCGCTGGTGCGCGGCCGGGCGCGCGTCATCCCGATGTCGGCGCTGAAGCTGAAGATCCCGATGATCGACAGTTCGACCAACGTCGGCTCAGTGCACGGCGGCATGATCGCCTACTGGACGGAAGAGTCGGCACAGCTGGTCGAGTCGCAGGCCCGGTTCGCCAGCGTTCTGCTCGAAGCGCAGAAGCTCACCGGCTACTCGGCCATCCCGAACGAACTGCTGGCCGACGCGCCCGGGTTCGACGCGCTGATCATGTCCATGTGGCCCGAGGCTCTCGCGTTCTTCGAAGATCTGGCCTTCATCCGCGGATCGGGTGCGGGCGAGCCGCTGGGCTTCCTGGGTAACGCCGCCACGGTGGTCCAGACCAGCAACAACGGCGCGAACAACACGATCACCAGCACCGACATCTTCAACATGTACGCGCGGATGTTGCCCGGCTCGCTGAACCGGGCGGTCTGGGTTGTGTCGCCGAACGCGCTCCCCCAGCTGTTCAAGCTGGCGGCCGCCGACTCCAGCCCGATCTTCATCTCGAACATCGTGGCCGGCGCGCCGCTGACGATCCTCGGTCGGCCCGTGATCGTGTCGGAGAAGGTGCGCACGCTGGGCACCCAGGGTGACATCTCGTTCGTCGACCTCGGGTACTACCTGATCGGTGACCGCCAGGTCATGCAGGTGGCTGACTCGGGCGACTACCGGTTCGGCTACGACCAGACCGCGTTCCGAATCATCTCGCGGGTCGACGGGCGCCCGTGGCTGAACAGCGCGATCACGCCGGCCAACGGCGGCGACACTCTCTCGCCGTTCGTCGAGCTCGAAACCACCCGTAACGCGTAACGGAGATTTCCTTGTACTTCAAGGCAAAGTCGGGCAACTGGTGCAACTACAGTTCTCTTGATCGGCTGGTCGTGTTCTCGCCTGAGACTGACAAGTGGGCTGTTCGAGCAGGCGGGACCGGGAGCGACAATGACCGGATCTCGGAGTGGTTCGACACCGAGCAGGAGGCGATCGACTACGCGGCGAAGCTCGCTCGCGCGGTCGGCGTTGTCGAGTGATCAAATAGAGGCGCAGGTGTGCTGGCGCACCGGGTAGGCACGGCTCCACGCGGGTACGGCTCCGCAGGGTTCGATTCCCTGACCTGCACGACAGCACCAACCCTGTCCGCCGTCGTTCTACGGGTTGCGGCGGCGTAACAGAAAGTGAGGTGGCCGGATGGCTACCAAGGAACGCGCACTGGGCTCGATCTTCAACGTGATCCCCGTGATCATGCCGAAGGATTTGTCCAGCGGCGCGAGCACCGGCATCCGGATCGACATGAAGAACGCGACCACGTGTTCCTTCGTGATCTTCGCGGGAGCCGGCACGGCGGGTGACGACCTCGTGATCGACTTGCAGGAGCACTCGGCGGCGTCCGGAGGTACCTCGCAGGACTTGGACACGGTCACCGAGTACTTCAAGGTGTCGGAGACCACGCTCGACGGCGACGAGACGTGGACCCGGATCACGCAGGCGGCGGCGAGCGAGACGACCGACGCCACCGGCACGACCGCCGAAGAGCAGAACATCTTCGTCGTCGAAGTGCGCCACGACCAGCTGAGCGACGGCTTCCGCTGGCTCTCGGTCAACATTCCCGACCTCGGCGCGGCCGGCACGAAGTACGGCGGCGCGCTCGCGATCCTCACGGGCCTGCGCTTCCAGGGCAAGCCGGAGCGCCTGCCGACGGGCCTCGGTAGCTGATAGCTGGTCGGCTTACGTCCTTGCCCGATCGCCGCGCTCGCACGCGGGGAGCGGCTGCCGTAACCGCGGCGCGGCAGGCTGCCCGGCTTCCCGGGAGGACCGGCGTCCCGGCCCGACCAACAGCCCATCCACGGTAGCGCAGGTGACTGGCGGACGGATCGGGTATCAGCAGCGCGAGTCGAGACTCTGTAGGAGGAGAGCATGCCGAAGAACAACAAGGAGAAGGCCACCGACGCGTGGACCAACCCGCCCCACCCCGGCGACCCGACGTCGGACGTGACCCGCCAGGACCACGCCTCCGGCGGGTCCGGCAGCAGCGGCGAGCCGTTGCACAAGCCACCGATGGAAGGTGCGGAGTACGACGCCGAAGAAGGCGTCTGGCTCTCGCCCGGCGACATCGAGAACCGCAGGCAGGCCGAGGCCCGCGAGCGTGGCGAACAGGACAACGACGGCACGGGTGAGCCGGTGCCGTACTCGAAGGACACCGGCGCGTCGGTACCGTCGAGTACCGGTCGTGACGCCAACCGGGACGGGCGCGGCGGGCCGGCGATTTCCGAGGTCGACACCGATGAGTACCGCGACGACCCGATGCCGACCGGCGCCAACGAGGTGGTCGAGTGGGCGGAGCGGGGTACGGACGGGCCGGCGCGGGCGAACCGGGCTCTGCACGCGGAGCACAACCGCCCGGGCGGGTCGCGGGTGACGGTGATCCGCCGGCTCGAACAGCTGCGCGACGAGCGCAGGAACACCGTGATCAAGGAAGACGACGGACAGTAACCTACTCGTACGGTAGGAATTACTCGAGCTATTCCAAGAGAGGACGGCGGTCGAGATGACGCTCTCGTTCAGCGACGCCCTGCGCAACGCGCGCGCGAACGCCATCACGACCGCCGTCGACGCCGGCTCAGGCGCGGGCATTCTGGAGATCCGCACCGGCAGCAAGCCGGCCAGCCCGGACGACGCGGCGACCGGGACGCTGCTCGCGTCCGTCACGCTGAACGATCCCAGCTTTGGCGCGTCGTCCGACGGCGTGATCACGCTCGACGTCGACCCGACGATCGCCGACGCGTCGGCCGACGCCACCGGCACGGCGGCGCACTTCCGGATCAAGACCAGCGCAGGCGCCGGGGTGGTGGACGGGACGGTCACGGCGACCGGCGGCGGCGGCGACCTCACGCTGAACACGGTCTCCCTCGTGGCGGGCGCGTCGTTCACGATCACCAGCGGCACGATCACCGAGGCCTGACGTGAGCGTCACTCACATCGCCAGCGAGAACGTGGTCATCGGCGATCGGTATCTGCGTCAGCGGTGCGGCTGGTGCGGTGAGGTGCTGCTGGAATACGACCTCGCGCGCGTGGCCGTCCCGGTGGGGGGCGACCCGACGCCGGCCACCTGGCCGCACGGCGCACTAGTGCGCGTCGACGGCAATGCTTCTACGTTGGTCGAGCCGCTGATCAGCACGCCGGAGGGCGTGCCGGAGCTTCCCTACGACGCCTGCGCGCGCAACCCACTGACCTTCGCGTCATTCGGATAGGCCTATGACCGAATGGGTGGTCTTCGGCACCGGGACGCCGGCCGCGACCAACGAGACCGACGGGCCGATCGCCGTGTCCACCGGCTTCGTGATCAACGACGGCGGAACGTACTGGTGCACCGGTGTCGAGTTCTATGCGGCCAGCAGCGCGCCCAGCGGCGTGTCCGTCGCGTTGTGGTCGCGGGTCACCGACGAGTCGGCATCCGGGCTAGGCACGCTGCTCGCATCGAAAACGGCGCCCGGCGCGATCACCCCTGGTGTCCGCAACCGCATTGACTTCGACACCGCGGTCGAGGTCACCGCGGCGGCGTACCCGAACGGGCTCTACGCCACGATGCGCACCAGCAACAACTACGTCGCCACCGGTGCCTACTTCTCGTCCGGCCCGGGTGCGTCGGGCGAGACGAGCGGGCCGATCACCGCCTACGCGAACACCTCGCCGACGACGGCGGCCGGCTTCAATGGCCGGTTCAAGGTCGGCGCAACCAGCGCGGCCGCTGGCTACCCGACCGACACTTTCAACGCCGGTGGCTACTGGGTCAGCCCGGTTATCACCGACGTCGATCCGTCCGGCGGGCCGCCGGTCACCGGCGTGCTCGCGGCTACCCCGCCGCTCCCGACGTCGGCGATCGCGGGGGTCGAGCAGTTCACCGCCGCCCTGGCCACCTCGCTGCCGGTGCCGACCGCGGCGCTTGCCGGCGTCGTGGCCAACCCGGTCTCCGCGGAGCTGGCCGGCGTGACCACCGCGCCGGCCGCCGCCCTGCGAGCGACCACGCCGGTGGTCGAGCGACCGAGCGGATGGGGTCCGCTGCTCGACATGTTCCGCCAGGCCCGGGCGGGCGGCGACCAGCGGGTCGCTCCGGTGGCCTGCCCGCGGTGCGGCGAGCCGTTGCGGCTGGTGCGTGGCGTGCGACACTGCTCGTTCGACGGCTGGAGGAGTACGGCGTGAAGTGGGGCCTGCGGCGGTGTCTGCTGCTCGGTGCGTTGGCCTTCGCGGCGGGGTTCGTGTGGTGGCGGCATCGGCGCTGGGTGCACGAGTTCGACGACCAGGAGACCGGAAGCGCTTGACGGTCTACCCGTCGTCCGGTTAGACTATGAGCATGACGACGACGCAGACCAGCCAGTGGATCCAGATCTCGCTTATCTACGGCTCGCGCAACCAGTGGAAGCGCACGAAGGTCATCGCAACCGCCGACCTCGCGAAATGGCTCGCCGATGGCTGGTTCGTCGCCGAGTAGCTACCCCGGTCGCTCGTCCACCAAGCTCCGCACCCGAAGGTGCGGAGCTTTTTGCTGTTGATCAGCTACTCTGGCGATGCGGGCGGCGGCTCCCTGGACGCAGGGCGAAGTCGACGGACGGTCGCCGGCCCGCTTCAACTGAACATCGTTTTCATTTCCGCCCACCACGAGATGGGCTCGCCGGAGAGACGGGACGGCAAGGGGATGGGTCTGAGACCCTGGTTCGCCACGCGCGAACGGGTGGCCGCTGCTGCTGGCTACACGATGGGCGCCGCTGACGTCGAAGCGATCGATGACGCGTGCGCCGACGCCACGGACACCATCACCAAGCGCTCCGGCTGGGTCAACATCCATCCCGAGTACAGCACCCGGTACTTCGACCGGCCCGCCGACGACTACAACTTCGGCGTCGACTTCTACCGGCTCGACCTCGGCCGCAACATCCTGGTCGCCGCGGAGACCGTGACGGCCGGCGGCACGGTGATCGCGGCCGGCACCGGCGGGTACTACCCCTGGCCGGACGACGGCACCCGCGTCGACGAGCCCATCCGTGAACTCCGCCTCGACCGCTCCGGAAGCGCGTCGTGGGCCACCGGGTCGGCCAACACCCCGCAGCGTCAGGTGGCCATCGCGGGCGCACCGTGGGGCTGGTCAGACGACTCGCGGTCGGCCGGCGTGCTCGCGGCGGCGATCGCCAGCACGACGGCCGAGACGCTCGAACTGACCAACGGCGGCCGGGTCGGCGTCGGGTCGCTGCTGCGCGTCGGCGATGAGCGGTTCGTGGTTACCGACAAGTACGCCGTCGCGACCGCGGATACCCTCGCCACGGGCCTGGCCGCCGTCGCCGACAACGCAATCCCGGATGCCGTCGCGGTGGCGGACGGGACGGACTACGCGGTCGGCGAAGTGATCGGCGTCGACGCGGAGAACATGGCGATCGAGCGCATCGTGGGCGACACGCTGTACGTGCGCCGCGCGGTGTGCGGCACGCACCTCGACGACCACCTCGCCGGCGCGACCATCTACGCGATGCGCGGGTGCACGGTCGAGCGCGGGTCGGTCGGCACGACGGCGGCCACGCACGTCGACGCGGCGCCGGTCAGTGTGTGGTGCCCGCCCGATCCGCTGGTTCGGCTGGCCGTCGCTCTGGCCGTTTCGACCGCCGCCCAGGAGGGCGCGCTGTACGGCCGGTCGAGCGGATCGGGCCAGAACGAGCGCGACCAGAACGCCAACGCCCTCGCGGACGCGTGGGAACGGGCGTGTCCCTACTTCCGTAAGGGGCGCACCTATGCGATCTAGGGGGATGTCGTGATCGGGCTGGAGATGCACGCGACCGTCAAGGGTCCGCTGACCGACGGCCGGGCGATGCGCGCGCACGACGAGTACGTCTTCGACGTCTCGCGCTACATCGCGCAGCGCGGCGCCGCGCTGGTGATCAGCTACTCGAAGGCGTCATTTAAGAACGTCACCCCGTACTACTGGAACCAGATCCGTGCGGTGCCGGCGGGCGGCGGGGCGTGGGACGTCGATGACGGCGGCGTCGTGTACGGACCGTGGCTCGAAGGCGTCGGCAGCCGCAACCGTGCCCGTCCCGGCTTCCCGGGGTACCACATGTTTCGCCGGGCCGGAAAGGTCATCGACGGCATGGCGGGCGACATGGCCGAGGATCGTCTCCGCCTCTACATCCCCAGGATGAATTGACATGCCTCGAAACCTGGTGAACATCGGCACGATGCTCTCGGCGCTGCGTTCGCACGCGCAGGCGTCCAAGAGCTTCCGTGCCACGATGACGCGCGAGCCGATGAAGCCGCCCGGACAAGGGCACACGTGGGCGGCGTGGCTGTACTCCATGGACCCCGTGTCCCGGGCCTCCGGACTGTCGGTGAGCTCGATGCGGATCGAGTTTCAGGTGCGCCAGTACGTACCGATGAATGCCCCGTCGGCCGACGCCGCCGACAGCATCGACGACGAAGTGGCGATGCGCACCGACATGCTCTTCGGCGCCTACGCGGGCGACTTCGAGATCACGCCGGCCGACCACACCATCGACCTGCTGGGCGCCTACGGCGAGCCGTTGCGCGCCCGTACCGGGTGGGCCACCTACCCGCCCAGCACGCAGTTCCGCCTCATGGACATCTTCGTGCCCGTGATCCTGTTCGACGTCTACACCCAGGGGGCCTGAGGATGGCGAAACGCACCGGGCTGGGGATGCGGCTGTATGTTGCCGGCCGCGACATATCCGGCGATATCAACAGCTTCACCGGAATCAACGGCGGGCCGAACGCCCTCGACCTCACCGACATCACGCAGGACGCGATCGACCGCGAGGGCGGGCTGCGCTCCGGTGGCACCACGTTCGTGTCGTTCTTCAACGACGACACGAACCGCGCGCACCCGGTACTCGCCGCCCTGCCCACCGGCGACGTCGACGTGATGGGTCTGCTGGGCACCTCGATCGGGCAGGCGGCGTTCGCGTGTCGCGCCAAGCAGCTGAACTACGACCCGAACCGCGACACCGACGGCCAGCTGCTCATGACGACCGAGGTGCAGAGCAACACCTTCGGCTTGGAATGGGGCGAGATGCTCACCGCGGGCGCGCGCACGGAGAGCGCGGCGACGAACGGGGCATCCCTCGACGGGGCGGCGGCCACGACGAATTCGTGGCAGGCCTACCTGCAGGTCTTCGCCTTAACCTCCGGCACGCCGACGATCAAGATCCAGGACTCGGCCGACGACTCGACCTTCGCCGACCTCACCGGCGGCGCGTTCTCAGCGCCGGCCGCCAACACGACGGAGCGGATCGCGGGCGCCGCCGGCGCGACGCTGCGGCGCTACGTTCGCGTCGCGACCACCGGCACATTCAGCGGTCTGTCGTTCGCGGTGCTGCTGGTGCGCAATCAGACCGCCGTGAGTTTCTGAGGTGGCCACGATGATCAGGCTGAACCGCATCGAGCCGACCCTCCCGCCCGACGCTTTCCGCACCTTCAGTGTCAATATGCCGCTCGCGACGCACTGGCGTCGGGCCACCTGCGAGGAAGTGGGGTGTGAGGCGTTCCTGTGCGGGTGGGTGACGACCGTGCCGCCAGAGTCGCGGGAGTATGCCGACCTCGCGCGCGCGTGCCGCGGGGAGATCGACGGCTTCCGGCGCGGCGCGGCGCCCGGCTCGCCGGAGACGACACCGGAGGGCTTCCTCCGCTTCACCTTCCCGCCCGGCCAGCCGTGCCTTCGAGCGTCGAGTCACAAGATCCACAACGACGAGATGCCGGTCTTCCAGCACCGCGGCGGGGACTGGCGGGCCACTACGGGCCGCGTGGTCACGCACAGTACGGCGGAATCCTGGCGCGACGAACTCGGCGAGAACCAGCTACGGATCATCGAGCAGCGCCAACGATACGGAGCGGAATGATGGACGGTGGGCGCGCGCTCGAAAAGATCCGGGCGGGCACCGCGGCGATGTTCTACACGGTGTGGTCGATCATCGGTATCGCGATCATCGCGCTCGCGGTGCTCTTCGCGGCCGACCCGCCCGACTGGTCGGTGGAACCGACGCCGGTGTTTTCGACTACGACAGATCCCGACGGTATGGGCTATCCGGACGAAGGAGACTGACCATGGCAAAGCAGGCCAAATTGGTTGTAAGCCCGGCCGAACTGTGCGAAGCGCTGGGTGTCGAAGATCCGAACAGCGTGGTGCGCGTGGTGCTCGACGTCCGGTACGACGACATCCCACGCCTCTACATCGAGCGGGTGGCGGACGCCCAGAAGATCGTCGCAGCGTTGACCACCTCCGGTATCGAGGTGCGTCGCGAAGACTCGGACGAGTCGAAGCACGTGCATTCGGTCGGAGAGAAGTGTCGGCCCGGTTGCTGGCTACCGGTCGACGGCTACGACGCGCCGACGGTCCACGGGTCGGTGAACGGCGTGAACATGGCGTGGGGCAACGGTTCCGTGACCCAGAACAGCAGGAGGTAGAGCAGTGGCAAAGGAAACCGGGCTCGGCTGGACGACGCTCAGCGTCGACGATTCGGGCGGGAACGTCTGCGACATCAAGAACGACATCACCAACTTCGAGCTCTCGACGCCGCGCGCCGTGCAGGATGTGACCGGCATCGACAAGAGCGCGATCGAGCGGCTGTTGCTGCTGGCCGACCTCAGCTTCACGCCCAGCGGCGTGTTCAACGACGCGGCCAGCAAGAGCCACGCGGTGTTCAAGACCGTCCCGTCCTCCAGCGTGGCGCGCACTACCAGCTTCGCGGTCAGTGGCCAGACCTTGGCTGCGGAGCTTCTGTTCACGGACTACCAGCTGACCCGGGCGGCGACCGGCGAACTCACCTGGCAGGCGCCCGGCGTGCTCGCCGATGGCACCGTGCCCACCTGGTCGTAGTTGACTGAGCAACAAATCCTTCGAGATACGGACGACGACATGAAGCGACGATTCCCTCGACGGCTGGCGACGCTGCTCGCGCTCATCCTGGCGGGCCTGCTGCCCCCCGGTGCCGCGGCTTCGGCCAGCCCCACAGGTCCCGCTGGCGCTCCGCAGGAGGGCCAGTACTGCGACGAAACGATCCGCTACGCCTACGAGCGCGCGCCCGACGGCACATGGCTGCAGTGCCTACCGCTGGTCGCGGGCCAGGTGTACAGGTGGACCGCGTCGGCCGGGCCGGGCCTGAGCACGCCGCCGCCGGTACGCACCGATCAGGCCAGCCCGGGAGCGGCTGTCGGGATGGTGGCTGTTCTCGTCGCGGTGCTCGCGGCCGGCGGCGTGCTGCTGCTGGCTGGGCGCCGCAAGCCGGCGGAGGCCCGGCCATGAGCGCCGGCTTCACGCGGGCGCCGCTGCACATCACCTTCGGCCCAGACGATCTGGACGGGACGGTCGAAGGATTCGAGGCCCGGATGCGCCGCCCGACAGTCGCCCTCGCGCGGCGCATCGCCAAGCTGCAGGCGGGCGGGTTGACCGAAGAGCAGGACATCGAGGAGATGGTCGGGATGATCGCCGACCACCTCGTGTCGTGGAACTGGGTACCGGCGGGCGCCGCCGACGTCGCGCCGATGACCCCTGAGGGCGTCGACACGCTCGACATCGACGTGTTGCACGCCTTCGCCGAGAAGTGGATGGGCGACGTCAAGGTGCCCGAAGACCTGGGAAAAGACTCAAAATCTGGGCGAAGCTTCCCGGTGGAACTGCCGACGACGGTTCCGATTTTGGAGAACCTGGCGAGCTTGTCGAAGCCCAGTTCTACCTCGCCTGCCTCGAACGCTTCGGCTATCGGAACCTGAGCGAGATCGACGACGAAGACGCGCGCTTGCTGCGGTACCTGCGCATCGAGGACATCTACCGCACGGCGCGCGGTGACTACGACGAGAAGTAAGGGGGTGCCGGCGTGGCCAGCGTGGTTTCGATTCTGATCGCCGCTCGGTCGACCGCGGCCGCCGCGCTGTCGCAGGCGCGTGCGCAGACCAGCGCGTTGGCATCCTCCACCGCGGCGCTGAGCCGGCGGATGTTCGCTCAGACCCGGGCGGTTTCCAGCGTGGCGGGGGCGTACCGCGACGCGAACGGGTTGTGGCGCAACGCCAATGGCACGCTGCTGACTCAGCGCCATACCGTCACCCACGTCCGTACGGCGTGGGGCCACCTGACCAACGCCATCCAGCGCACCACGCGGGCGCTGGTGGTCTACACCGGTGTGGCGATGCTGGCCCGGTCGCTGTCCGACGGGCGCCGAATAGGTCAACTCGCCGCCAGCTTCGGCCTGCTGGCGGCGAAGGCGGCGGCCGCGGTCGCGGTGATCCTGCCGATCACCGGAGTGATCGGCAACCTCATCCCGCTGGTGATGCTGCTCGCGCCGGCGGCCGGCACCGCCGGGTTGGCCATGGTCGGCCTGAAGATCGCCTTCATGGGCGTGAAGGAGGCGCTCGACGCCGGCCTGTCCGGCGACACGGAGGAGTTCGAGAAGGCGCTCAAGAAGCTGGCTCCGCAGGCGGCGTCGGCGGTGCGGGCGATGGTCAAGGTGCGCGACCAGTGGAAAGGCCTGTTCAAAGGCTTCCAGGGGCGCGTGTTCGAGGGCGCCGCGGGCGAGATACTGGCGCTGTCCAACATCATCAAGCCGGTCGCGGACCGCTGGCTGCCTCGGCTTGGGCTGCGCTTCGCCGAGGTGCGCAATCAGCTGGCGGAGGGGCTGGCGTCGTTCGGCCGGGACGGCCGGCTAGAGGCGGTCTGGCGCAACTTGCACATCGCGCTGTCCAATGTGCTCGACGTGGTCAAGCCGCTCGCGCGCGCCTTCGGCGATGTGCTGGAGGTGGCCGCCCCGCGGTTCGTCAAGGTGGCCGAGTCCGTGCGCGGGTTGGCGATGGCGTTCAGCGACTGGATTCGCCAGGCCAAAGAGTCCGGCAAGCTGGGCGAGTGGCTCGACAAGGCGATGACCACCTTCGGCAAATTGAAGGAGATCGCTTCGAACGTCGGGCAGATCATCGGCGCCATCTTCAAGGCGTCCGGCAACGAGGGCGACTCGATGCTCGACCAGATCGCGAACTCGACCGCGGCGATCGCGAAGTGGGCGAACTCCGGCGACGGTCAGAAGATGATCGACTGGGCGTCGAAGCTGTTTCAGGTGCTCGGCCAGTTCGCTCCGCTGTTCGAGGTGTGGGTCGGCTGGATGAACGGCATGGGCATCGCGTGGTCGGCACTGTGGTCTGGCATGAAAGGCATATTCACGTTCGTCGTCATGTGGATTCTCGACGGCTACGGCATGCTGGTCAACGCGGCCGCCAAAGCCTTCGGTTGGATACCCGGACTGGGCGACAAGCTGAAGTCGGCCGCGCAGAGTTTCAACGCGTTCCGCGACCAGGTGAACCAGTCGCTGAACGGCATACAGAAAACCATCGATATCACAGTGAACTACCGCGCCAGGATGATCGGACCGCACCTCGTCAGCGGCGCGCAGCAGTCGGGCACCTACTCGTCAGGCATCGGTGGCCGGGCCTCCGGCGGTAACGCCTCGGGCCTGCGCGTCACCGGCGAGAACGGTCCCGAGATCATCGACTTCAACTCGCGTCGGGTCTACAACAACAACCAGAGCCGGCGCATGATCGGCGGCGGCGGGCTGTCGGTCGCAGGCGGCGACGGCGCGAGCGGCGGCGTGATGATCACCTTCGGTGCGGCCGCTCCCGGCAACCACCTCGCGAACGCCATGCTGGAGGAGACTAGAGCCGGCCGAATCCCCCTGCAGGTACGGGTAGGCGGACAGACGTACCGCGTGAAGCCGGTATGACCGAGTACGACGTCACCGTAGAACTGTTCGTTGACGGCGCGTGGCTGGACATCACTCGAATCGACGACGACACCCGCGTGCTGGGCGAGGTGACGATCACCCGGGGCGGGAGCGACCAGCAGGGCGAGTCGACATCGACCGAGGTCAAATTTAAGTACCTCGATAACAATCTCACCCTGGATCCCGAGAACCCCTACAGCGCGTACTACCGGAAAATCGCCATCCCGGGTACCCGCCTGCGCGTGAAGCTCGACGGTGAGATCCGGGCGTCGGTCGAACTCGTGGCGGCACCGATCGAACCGGGCGAAGTGCCCGAGATCAACTACCTCAACTTTGAAGCGGCGGGCAAGCTGCGCAGCCTCGAACAGGGCCAGAAACCGTTGCGGTCGGCTGCCTATCGGGCGTTCACCTCCGCCGCCAACGACGCATACCGCGTGGCCTACTGGCCGTTCGAAGAAGAGAGCAACGCCACCGTCGCGACATCCCCGACGCCCGGCGCGAGCGTCGCCTTCGGAGGTCCCGGGACGGTCAACTTCGGTGCCCTGGAGTCGATGTCATCCGACCGGCTAGCTACATTCGGAAGCTTCGATACATTTCTGACGTTCGTTCTCCCCCCGTGGACGAACAGTCTCAGCCAGCACTTCGCGGGCAGCATCGTGCGATGGCCGCAAGGTGGCCTGCTCGACAACGCGATAATCTGGCGCTTCTACTTCACCGGGGGAACTGTCGACTACATCGACCTGCTACACAACACCGGCGACATCCTTTCGCTCGTGGCCTATTCCGGTGGCGCATCCGTTGGCACCCAGTGCCTGAGCGACTGGACGGGAATTCTCGACGACAGAGAGGCTTTTCTTTTCTGTACGTTCGAACAGAGCGGCGCCGATATTAATGTTCGCATCCGCGCGACTACGGCAACTTCGTGGCTGCTGCAGGTAACCGGCACGTTCGTCGGGCGCACGTGCGGGCGCATGTATCAAATGGTGATGGGCACCGGCGCGGGCACCGAGAACCTGGGATTCGGACACGTCATCGTCGGCAGCAACAAGGACGCGTTCGGCAGTTTCATCGACGACCTCGACGAAGGAACCTCGCTCGTCACCGGCGCCCGCGGGTATGAGTTCGAGCGAGCCGGTCGCCGGATGCTACGCCTGGCCGAAGAGGAAGACATCGCCTTTACCATCGACGGAGATGATTACGACACCGAGAAGTTGGCCACTCAGGAGTCGGAGACATTTCTCGAACTGGTGCGCAGTGCGGCCGGTGCCGACCTCGGCATGTTGTGCGAAGCGCGGGATGCGTTCGAACTCACCTACATCACGCGGACCGGCCTGTACAACAAGGTACCCACAGCAGAGCTTGACTTCGCGCACATCCTCCCCGGGTTCCGCCCGACGTCTGACGACTTGCGCGTGGTCAACGATGTGACCGTTTCGCGGCCGGGCGGAGGAAGTGCGCACTACGCCATCCCCGACGGCGATTTCTTCCACTACTCGACCGAGCAGCCACCGGACGGGATCGGCATTCGTGACGACGCTCCGTCGGTGCTCGTCTCCTCGGACGATCAGCTGAATGAGCAGGCAGCGTGGCGGGCGCACCTCGGCTCGTGGCGGGAGCGGCGTTTCTCGTCGATCCCAATGGAGGTGGCGAAGCCGGTCTTCGACGCCGACGACGTCACCGCCGTGCGTGCGCTGGACATCGGGCACGTGCTCACGTTCGACATGACCGGAGCGCCGCGCTACGCCCCGTACAACGAGATCCGGCTACTGGTGCAGGGGTACACCGAGGTACTCAGCCGCAAGCTGCACACGATCACGTTCAACACGACGCCGGCCGATATCTACGAGGTGGCACAGGTGGACAGCGGACCAACAAGCACTCTCGCCGCCCCGATCAGCGCGGTCACGAACTCCATCCGCATCTCGCCGGGCACCGGGCCGGCGTGGTCGGAGTCCTCCAGCGACTTGCCGTACCACGTGCAGGTAGCCGGGCAGCCGATGACGGCCACCTCCGTGACGACCGACTCTCCGGCGTTCGTTGCGGCCGGCGTTGTCGCCGTCGGCAGCAACGCGAGCGTGACGCCGGCCCTCCCGGCGGGCATCACACCCGACGTCGCGCAACTGCTGCTGGTCTGGGCGACGATCCGCAACAGCGGTACCGGGACGGTCAACACTCCAACCGGCTGGACGAAGATCGTCGACTACGGCAACACGGCGTTGCTTGGGAAGCACTACGTCACCGGTGACGCGGCGCCGCTGGTGACATTCACGGGCGGAGTAGCGAACGCCACCACGATGGCTCGGATGTTCGCCTTCAGCGCGCTGTCGATGTCGCTCGCCAGCGGCACCAAGGCCGTCCCGGCCGCTCACACGCAGCTGAACGGGAGCGCGCAGAACATCGACTATCCGGCCCTGACGGTCAACCGGAGCGGCTCGGTCGCGCTGATCTTCGCGTGGAAACAGGACGACTGGACGAGCGTGGCGCCACCGGCCGGCTTCACCGAGATGAGCGACGACGCGTCGGTGACCGGCGACGACGCCGGTATCTGGGCGGGCTACGACCTCACCGCGGCGTCGGCAGCCGCCGGCTCGCTGGTCGTCACCGGCGGTGCGGCGGCGATCTCGCGGGCGGTGGTACTCGCGCTGCGGCCGCTGCAGTCGGCCGACGTGACGCGCGGCATCGCGGGAGTGGCCACCTCGGCGTCGGTCGGGGCGGAGATTCACGGCTGGCGGATGGGAGTGGCTGGGCTATGACATGGACACTGCGGCCGGCTAATTGGGATAAGCCGGGCCACCCCGATCGCGGTGATGAGCGAGAGGCAATTCTCGACCAGATCGAGAGTCTCACCTCGCCAGGGTGGACGCAGTACACGCCGGTATGGACGGCGAGCACGCCGCCCGCAATCGGAAACGGCACCCTGATCGGACGTTACCGCCTATCCGCTGATGGTGATATAGCGCACTTCATCGTGCGAATCGTGATGGGTTCGACAACCACCTACGGAACGGGCGCGTGGTCGATCGGGTTCCCGACCACCGGTGCCGTCCCGAGCGGGACGGGCTATCTGGAGGCGGTCGGGTACGGGACGGCGTTCGACAGTTCGAGCGGCTCGATCACTGTTCTGGCAACGAAGACGACGAGCACGCTCATGCTTCCGAACTGTTCGAGCACGGTGCCGTTTACGTGGGCCACCAACGACACGCTGATCTTGAACGGGTTCTACTCCACCGTGTAACAGCGCTTACGGATCGGCGCAAGCGATCGAGAGTACGCTAGACGTAAGGGGGGTGACGACATGACGTTACACATCGTGGACGTGTCCAAGTACCAGGTCGAGCGCTCCAACCCACTCGACCTGGCGGTGGCGAAGGCAGCCGGCTTCGGCGCGGTGAACGTCGCCCTCGACCGCGGCCGCGACGTCGACGTGCTACCGGTGTGGGCGCGCAGCTACGTCGACAAGGCTCGCTCGCTCGATATGGGCGTGAGCACGTACCGATGGCTCGACGGCCGGCTCGCAGGGGCTGAGAGTGCGCGCCGCGCGTACGCGCGCATGCGCGAACTCGGCGGGCCGGACGGCATGGCACACGCAGTCGACACCGAGGAAACCCCTGACAAGGGGCCACCGGCAACCGAACGGATCATTCGGGACTACATCGCCGAGATGACGTCGCTTCTGGGTCGGCCGATCGCGCTCTATACCGGTGACTGGTGGTGGACCGCGCCCGGCCGTCGGTGGGATGTGTCCGCCGTCGCGCCGTACCTGTGGGCGCCGCCGAACGCCGGATACCAACGCTCATACCCCGGAAACGAGTCTCGGCACTGGGATGCCGGGTACGGCGGGTGGTCGACCCTGAGCGTCATGCAGTACACAGTTGCCCCCCTACCCGGCACCGGCTCGTGCTCGCTGTCCGCGATCCGCGACCATGCCGTATGGGCGACGCTGAAAGGAGGAAGTATGAGAGCACGGAACATGCAACGGCTCACCGAGGATGTTCAGCGTGAGTTCGGTCCGGGTGTCACGGTGTGGGGTAAGGGAGATCCCGCGCACCAGGAATCGCCGTCCGACCACAACGAAGACGACACACCGGGTTCGAAGCCGGCGCAAACGGATGCCGACAACATCCCCGAGCACCGGGGGATCGACATTCCGTTCCTCGGTTCGTTCAACCTGGCCAAAGCCAGGGTGCTTCGCCAGCGGCTGACGGACCGTCCGGCGAACCAGGCTCGACTCAGGTACGTCATTCTTGAGCAGACGATCTGGCGCAAGAATGGCGGGTGGAAGCGCGAGGACTACAACGGTGAGTTTCACAATCACCTGCATGTGTCGGGTGATGCGAACGACGACGACAACGGTGCCGGCTGGGACATCGGCCCGGATAAGCCAACTGTTCCACTGGGAACGGGGAAGGAAGAAGACATGTACCTGATCGAAGCAAACAGCAACGACTCGAACGGCAACCTACAGAAGGTCGTAGCGCTCGTCGGCAGCGACGGAACGGTTGTCGGACCGGTGCTGTTCAGCGATCTGAAGGGTGGGCAGGCGACGCTGAACCTGTGGTCGCGTATCGCCGGGCGTCCGTCGGACAACCTCACCGCCGCCGTGTGGAACGACACCATGGAGATGCTGGGAGTCGACGGCTGGCGGTACGACTCGAACTTTGTGCTGCAAGTTCCGCCGGCCAAGTAGCTTCCCTGGCCTACCCGCTTAACCTGTACAGCATGGATCTAGCGGCGATACCCGGGTGGGTCCCGGATGCCGGGATCGCCGCGTTCATCGGCCTGTCGTTGGTGATGGCGGTGATGCGCGGGTGGCTGGTGCCGGGCGCCACCGTCGATCGGCTGATCGCGGCGGAGCGTCTGCGGGGGGACGAGCTCAAAGCCCAGGCGGACGCCGCGGGAGCGTTGGCACAGCAGCTGGCCCAGCAGAATGCGACACTGCTGCAGACGGGCGAGACGCAGACAGCGCTGCTCAGGTCGATCCGGGAAGAGGCGGCGCGCCGACGACGGGACGAAGCGTGAGAGTGGGCGCCAAGATCATGAGCACGGTCAGGAGAGTGCTGGGCATATCCGGTCGGCGATCGGTGACGCCGGCCACCCGGGCGGACATCGTCGACGCACGCGCCGCGCAGGCGCGCCTGCAGGCCCAGCACCTGCGCGCGATGGGCAACTGGCCGCGGGTGAACGCGGTGGCCGGGTGGGCGAAAGAAATTCGGCGAACCAACCACCTGGTGGAAGACTTGCAGCAGGTGATCGGCCAGCCGAAGCGACCGGGAGAACACTGATCATGGAGCCTTCCTTAGTGGTGACCGCCGGCAACTACGCCGCCCACGCGGCTACTGTGGGCATCCTCCTTTTCACTCTTGGTTATGCGATCTTCGCTCCCTGGTGGCGGTCGCCGCTCGGGCGCAACGTGATGAGCCTGGCCGTCGTGCACCTGATCACGTTCTCCCTGATCAGCATTCAGTTGATCTTCGGTACGTCGTGGGCCGGGCGCGGGTGGGTGCGCTTCTCGATCTTCGCGTGCATCGCACTGGTCTACTGGCACCGGTGGTATGTGCTGCTGGTGGACCAGATCATCTGGCCGCGCGGGCATACCGGGCTGCTAGGCGCGCCGCCGCCGGAGTCCGGCGCGACGCACAAGGTTTGTACCAAATGTGGCAAGTGAACGGATTGAAACGTTTTAGAGGGGAGTGAACATGAAGCTGACCCGAGAGCCGGCGGCATGGGGTGCGATCGTCATCGCGCTGGTGACGCTGGCGGCCACCTGGCCCAACGACGTCGTCGACGGCGAGAAGCTACCGCTGATCGTGGCGGTGGTCGACGGCCTCGTGGCGGCGTGGGTGGCCTGGAAGGTGCGCCCGGTCGCGCCCAGCGTCATCATCGCCGTCACGACGCCCGTAGCGGCGCTACTGGCCGGTTACGGCGTCGACCTACCGCCCAGCCTGATCGGGACGGTGAACGTCATCCTGGTGCCGGCGCTGCTCGGCCTGCTGGCTCGCTCGCAGCAGACCCCCGTCGCCAACCCGGCCAACACGGTGCCGCGGGAGGGATTCGTGCGCTAACCTGGTGTCAGCCAGCAGTCGCATGTTTTGCCGTCGTCCGTCATGCACAGAAGCCCCCCGATTGCCGTCGAGAGGCGGGCGGGGGCTTCTGTGTGTCCGGGGTCAGGGCGTCGGGGTGGCCGACTTCGAAGCGTCGGCGGGGAGGATGCAGGTCGAGCGGCCGGTGTCCGCGTGCCTCCAGACCGTGTCGACGCCCGGCTTGATCGGCTTGACGCGCTCAACCCGGCACGCGCAGTGCCGACACCGGCTCGCCTGCATCGTCACTCGGTAGCCTCCGGCGATTTCGCCGTACTCCGTGATCGTCATGCTCTTAGTCTAGTCGGACGACGGGTAGACTGTCAAGCGGTTTGCCGGCCCACCGCCGCGGGTAGGCAGGCAGGTATGGCCATTACGCCCGGTCGGCGCAACGTCTACGACGCTCTGCTGCGGCGAGGCAAGAGCAAGACGAGCGCCGCCAAGATCGCCAACGCCGGCAAGACGAAGGCGGGCCGCTCCCGGATGGCTCGGAAAGCAGCCCGCACGCGGCGCGGTCGCTAGATCCTCTTGGTGGCGCTCGTCCAAATCACAGTCTCACCAAGTTCCTTGTACTTGCGCGGGCCGGTCAGGAACACCACCACCCAGTCCTGAGAGGCCTTGCCAACCTTGCGGTACTGAACGATGTTGCCTGCCTGGAGTTCCTGCGTCGTCGTCATGCTCATAGTCTAACCGGACGACGGGTATACTGTCAAGCGTCGGAGGGCAGGATGATGCGGCGCCCGTGGCGCGTGCTCTCCAGCACCTCCGACCACCGGAACTCGGCTCTCTCTCCCGGCTGCTGCCAGCACGCCTGGCCGTCGCCGTCGGAGTCCCGCCCCGTGAGGACGAAGACGTACATCGCCTCCGGACGGTCGTCGCCTTCGGTGTTCCAGCCGGTGACCACCGTGCTGACGGTGGCCGGCTCGGGCGGCGCCACCTGCTCGCCGCTCATCGGGCCAACGCCGGCACGAGGGCTACGCTGCTGCTGTTCACGCCGCCGACGAAGTCGGCGTCCCACTCGACCACCAGGTCGATGCCGTCGTGGCCGATTAGCTCGATCACAGTGCCTTCGAAGCCCGGCTCGATAACTCCGTCATTGCAGGTCTCCCGCGTCACCTCCGGGTAGGTGATCGTCTCGGTGGCGTACACGCGGTCGCCTTCGGCGATCTCTGCCATGATCATTTCCTCTCGTTCTGGGAAAGCGCTTTCCTGTCTGTCTGTGCAGGTGAAGCGGGGCGGACGGGGGCCTTTCGGCCCCCGTGCCCGGGCCTCATTCCTCGATCGCCCGGCGGGCCGGCACGCACCGGCGGCGGCGGATCTTCATCGCCCGGTACTCGCTGTTGACCTCCAGCCCGATCCGGGCGGATCCGACGATGACCTCGAACGCTTCGTCGCGGGTCGGAGCCGGCTTGCCGTACAGCGCCCGCTGGGCCTTCATGTGCACGAGTTCCCGATCGATCTGGACGCTGCTCGGGAAGAGCTTCGCGAGGGTCTTGATCGTGTGGGCGGTCCGGACCTTGCGGCTCTGGCTGTTCGTCGTCGTCGTCATGCTTAGAGTATAGCCAGACGTCGGGTAGAGCGTCAAGCAGTTTCTTCGGTGTTCGGGAAACTGGAAAGCGCTTTCCTGTCGTTCTTCTTCCGGCACCTGATCGAGTGGGTGTCGTACCCCTGCCAGCACATCTGACAGCAGGTGCGACCCCACTTGTTGGTGGCCCTCCCGCACCTGCACCGCTCGCGAGGGCCGACCGGTTCGACGGCCTGCTCAGCCACCGAACACCCACGCGCCGAAGGCGATCACCACGCACAGTGCCGGCCAGGCAATCACCAGCCCGAGGCCTGCCCGGTCGGCTGCCCGGCGCCAGGCGCGCTCCATCCGGCTCATCGGTCCTCCGGCGTGGGTTGCAGCAGGTGGAGCACCTGCTGTTCGAGCTTGACGACGACGGCGGCGCGGCGGCGGTCACGAAGGTAGCCGGGCAGCATGAGGATGATCAACACCCACTCGGCGATGGCCACCACGACGCAGGCCCACCCCAGGATGTCGCTGATCATGACGGGCTCGCGGGCTGGTGGATCGCCCCGTGGCAGGAGGTGCAGGCCTTCAGGTAGCCGGTCGGCCGGCTCTCCTCCAGAAACGTCGCCGTGCCGATCGCGAACCCCAGCAGCAGGCCCAGCGTGCCGACGACGAGCGACAGGTGCCGAACGGCGGAGCGGTTCAGCAGCACGCGGGCCGGTGCCCGGCGCTGCGCTTGGACCGCCCGGGCGGCACCGTTGGCGCGCAGGCGCGCGGCTTCACGCCGGCGGCCGGAGGCCTCCAAGCGGTAATAGCTTTCGACCAGGCGTTCCGCGCGCACCCGCGAGAGGATGTCCCGGACGGGGATCGGGTTGGTCTGGGTGCCGTCGTGCACGCTCACTGGGTGACCTCCGCGAGGTAGGCGGCGCCGCGCTGGGCGGCCAGCAGGATCGGGTAGGCGGAGATCGCCCACGTGGTGAAGATGATCGTGAAGTCGCGCAGCAGTGTGCGCACCGCTCGACGGCTCATCGGGTGTCCTCGGGGTACGGGTAGGGCTGTTCGCCCGCGGCGAACTTGCGAAGCTCCTGCTTCAGTTCGGTCGCGTAGGCCTCGTGCTCCGGCGTGCCGGCGGGGTACCGCGGCGAATCCTTCGGCCCGTCGAGCATCCAGCGCGCTTCCTCGACGAACGCGCGCAGCGTCTCTGCGTCGAGCTCGATCTCCACAGAGAAGAGCCCGGGTCCGGGCGAGGTGGCCAGACCGTAGAAGCCATCGCGGAGGGGACGCAGGCGAGCCTTTTCTCCCTCGCGGTGGCCGTCGACGACGAATCCGGGCGTGCCGTCACGCATCGGTCGCGTCTTGCCCATCACAGCACCTCGCCGTGCTTCGCGATGTAGGTGGCCAGGGCGCGGCGGCCGGCGTCGGTGATGTCGCCCGCCATCGGCCTGATGGGGTGATCGAGGGTCATCCACCCGCGCCGCGACATCGCGATGAGCACGTCGAGCGGCGCTGTCGCGCCGGTGACGCTGGCGCGCCCGCGGCGGACCGGGCGGGCACCGAGGTAGCCGGTGCCACCGGCCGACCACTGCAGGCACCGAGCCTGCGGGAGGGTCGGCTCGCCGACGACGCCGGCCACCAGCGGACGGGTGCTGCGCACCCGCGCGTCGGCGGCGAGCGGGCTGGTCATCTGCTGCGTGACCGGCGCCGGAACCTCGACCGCCCCGTTGAGGTGCGCCCGACTCTTGGCGAGGACGGCTGCGTGCGGGTAGTCGGCGCCCACCATCGAGAATCGGTAGTTGAGCGAGTCGGCCACCTCGGCGAAGCCTCGCCCGTTGTCGGTGAGGATGACGGTGTAGCCGGTGCTGTCGTTGCGGTAGATCGTCGTCGTCATGCTTAATACTCTACCGGTCGTCGCGCCCGGGGGCAAGCACTTCGGCATCATCCGAACGGTCGACCTCGCCCGGCGGTCGGTCGAATGTCACCGGCCCGCGCTCGTCCACCAGCCAGGCCGGAGTTACGCCGGGCAACCCACCGACAACGGCGTCGCCCGATTGCCACCGACCGCTACGCAGCAGGCGCCACCGCACCGGCCTGCCACCTGCGCGCGCGAACGGGCGCGCCCATACCGTTGACCCCTCGCGCATGTCGATCAGGTCGGCGGCGGAAAGCGCTTTCCCGTCCGCCATCCCGTCCATCGTGCGGGTGTCGGGCTCGGGCGCCGCGGACGGCTGGCCGAGCATGCGCGAGGTGAGATCGTCGGCGATGGCGGCGATCGTCTCCGGGTCGCCGGTGACGATGAGCGTGACGTGATCCGCCGGCCGCGCGCCGGCGGGTGACCACGCGGCCGGCGGCGCGCCGGCCGACACGTACACGCTGTCGATCATGACGGCTTGCCGATTTCGCGAAGACGGATCATCCTGCGCGGTTCGTGCGGTCGCTGAAGCGCCCACGCCAGCACGTCGAGCGTCTCCCTGTTGTTCGCCCGGACTGTGACGGTGTGCTTGTTCCCGACGTGGGGGTCGGCGCGCACTTCCAGCACGCAGCCTGTGAGCAGCACATCGGCGAGGGCGGTGGTCGACACGCCCTCGACCGTCAGCGTGAAGCTCACGGACTGCTCTCCTGCCCGCTCTCGATCGGTCCCCAGCGCACGCCCATGCGCGCGAGCAGGCTGGAAGTCGTCTCGACCGGCCGCCCGTCGGCGGTGTGCGTGCGCCAGCACGGCTCTCCGGGCTTGCCGTACCGGACCTTCTCGTACTGCTGCGCGTCGACCATGCCGGCGGAGGTGTGCACGATCGAGCCGGGCGGGGTGGCGTCGAGCTCCGCGACCGACGGGCCAGCGGGCGAGCCGTCACCGACGAGTTCGGCCGCGAGGGAGCGGATCACCTCGGGCTCGCCGACCACCGTCATCACCAGGTCGTACCCGGCGTGGTGCTGGGTGGTGACGACGCTACGTAGTCCCTCTTTCACGATGCTGCCTCCTTTTGTTCGAGCGCTCCGGCGGAGCGCAGGCGGTCGGTGATGGTCGCCGCGGACACGCCGTGCTCGCGCGCCAGGGCTCGGATGCTGTGCTGGCCGGTGCGGAACTGCCGGATCATGCGCTGGACGTCGAACTCGATCCGCGGGCCGGTGTTACCCATCCCGGGACGCTCGAAGCTCAGGATCGTCGACGGCTTCCAGTACCGGCGTGCGTGCCGGCCGACGATCGCCCGGCCATCCTCCGGCGGGATCGAGGTGGTGCCGACGTAGCTGTTGATCGTGTCCGGCTCGACGCCCCACAACAGCGCGATGTCCTCGTTGTACCAGCGCACCTGGCGTCGGCCGAGGTCGGTGACGGTGCCGTCTTCGTTGACGCAATCGATTCCCCACAGGGCGTTTCGGGTGCGGCCAGCCGGGACGGGCTGATCGTGCTCGACGGCGGCTTCCAGCGCGATGCGCTGGGTTCTGGACAGGTCGAGTTGTCGTAGTTCGTCGGGGATTTCCATGACCCACTTCCTTAATGATCTTGATAGAGGGCGGCGCCCGCACCGGCACTCGGGCTGTCGGTGCGGGCGCCTTCGCGGGGACGTAGTGGCTGGTCCGTCAGCCCGCGGCGAGGATGGCTTGCTGGACGTGCGGCGGCGCCGCGGCGAAGGCCTCCGGCGTCCAGCCCGCCGCCTGCGCGTTCGGCCCGGGACCCTGGGGAGCGGCCAGCGGGGGTGGCGGCGGCGTGCCGCCCGGGGGCGGCGGTGCCGCCGGAGGCGGACCGTAGTTGACCTGCGGACCCATCGCCACCGCTCCGGCGTGCTGCGGCATGCCGCCGCCCGGGTGCGGCGCGTAGCCGCCGTGTGCTCCGGGCTGGCCGGGACCGTCGTTCTTCTTCGGCGGGCCACCGTTGATCTCGATCGGCTGGGCCTTGAAGGTGCCGCCGGCCCGCTTCTGCCAGGCCTCGATCAGCATCGCCCGGGCCGGGTCGTTGTCGGCCAGCTTGTTGAGCAGGAACGCGGACTGACCCTGGACGATTCGCCCGAGCGTGACGCCGCGCTGTGCGAGCACGTTGCGCAGCGTCGGCACGATGCCGGCGCTGTTGATCCACATCCCGGTGAACTCGATGATCTGGCCGTCGACGGAGAAGCACGGCGGCCGCTGCTCGACCGGGTTCCGGCTGGCGTTCTCTCCGTACGTGATCGGGCCGAGCGGCTGGCCGTTCTCGTCGACGTTGACCACCAGCACGTCGCAGGTGACCTGCGGGCGCACGGTGCCGTTGTAGTTGTTCGACTCGTCGATCGAGGTGGGCAGGATCATGACGGCTCGCCCGAGCAGGTTGCGCTCCTTGGGTGTCCATTCGCCGCCGCCGCCCGGCTCGATGACGTTGGGCATCACCGGCGCGGCGGGCTGAGGGGCGGGCGGCTGAGCTTGCGGTGGCATGGGCACCGGGACGGTTGCGCCGCCGGTGGGGTTGGTCATCGCCACATAGCCGGGCTGCGGCGGGGCGGACGGGTACTGCTGCTGTGGGTACAAAGTGGTTCTCCTGTCGCGTTCGTCGCGTCCGATATCGAGTGCTACTTGATCTTGCCCTGCTTGCGCAGCTTCTGTTCCAAGGCCTTCAGTTCCGCTTTGTCCTTGGCCTCTTGTGCCGCCTTCTTTTGGGCCTCCGTGCCGGGCGCTTCGCCCTCCCTGTGCTTCGCCATGCTGCTAGTCTACCCGACGTCGGGTAGGTCGTCAAGCTTTCGCCGGGCAGAGGTCGCGCACGCCACACCCACCACAGAGCGACGACACGTTCGGCTGATAGAACCCCTGGCGCTCCATGGCGTCTTGCGTGCGGTAGCGGTCGACGACGTTCGGCCACGGATGCATCGCCAGCACCGGCCAGCCCGCCCTCTCCTCCTCGGGCACGCAGATGCCGGTGCGCGCGCGCCAGTAGCGGCCGCGCACGTTCGAGTAGTCGGGATCGGGGATGAAGCCCGCGACGCCGGCCGCCAGCAACGCCCACCCGTACACGCCCAGCTGAAACGTATCCTTCGGCGCCGACCCGCCGGCCTTGATATCGATCACCTCCAGAAGGTGATGCATCGGGTGGAACAGCGCCATGTCCACAATGGACAGATTCGGCACCGACGCGCCCACGTTCAGGTGGCACTTGAACTCGATCACGGGCACGGCGGGCTGCCGAGGCTGGCCGGGACCGTAGTTGCCCTGCCACACGCGCGCGAACTCCCATCCGTCGGACAGTCGCCCGAGCAGCCAATGCACATATCGGCCGACCATGGACGGACCCTCGACCCGCCACCAGTCGAAGTTCTCCTTGCCACGGTTGGCGACGCGCCATTGGTCGGTGGGCCAGCGTTCGACGTTTTCGTTCGCGATCTCAGCGTCGAAGGCGCGGTTCCACAAGTTGTCCGTGTCACCGAGAACCTCGGCCGCGGTGTTGTCGTCGGCGGCGAGCCGGTTGATCGTCTCGACGCACCGGTGCAGAGCCTTCCCGCCCACGTTCCACCATGCCGGCGCTTCGAGGTCGTCGAGCGCGTAGCGGGTGCCACAGTCTGCGTAGCCGGTCACCTGCGAGACGCTGCGGTGCTGGGCGCCACGCTGGCGCGAGAGACCGTGCGCACGCACCTGCTCGGGTGTCATGCGCGGGCGCGCCTGCGGGCCGGACGGCTCGACGATATTGAGGGCCAGGCCCTGCAACTGCTGCTCGCTCTGCGGGTTGCTCAGCGCCGCGTCGAACTGTCGAACGGCATCCGCCTGCTCTTGGATCAAGTTGCGTTCGGCCAACGGCTGCACGACGGGCGCGAGCAGACTTTCAGTCGGCGAGACGATCAGCACCTCATCGGCCGGAACGCCCGGGCTGGTGACGACCTCCGACGCGGTGAACGGGCCGGCTTCGCGCATTGCCCGCGCGACCTCCGGCGTGACCGGCCCGTCCCGCCAGGGGCGATCGACTGGCGATGGAGTGACGTGTCCGATCGTCGAGCCGTCGATGGGCGAGAGCACCTCGCCACCTTCCGGGCCGCCGCTGAAGGCCGTCGGGCCGGTGTATGGCCCGCACTCGTCGTCGTAGGTGGCGATGCACGTCGGGCAGTTCGCGCCGCCGCGGTGCGTCCAGGAGCCGGTCTTCTCGCCGCACAGCGCGCCGTACCGGGGTTGGACGCCATCGACGGGAAGCGGGCCGGTCGGATCGTCCGACTCCAGCGCGGTGCGGATGTGGCGCACCGGGGCGAGCTCCGGGCCGAAGGCCTCCGTGAGGCGCGCGTCGAGTTCGGCCGGCGTGTCGGCGCGGTGGTCGACGGCGATTTCCACGGGCGGGCGCGGTGGCCCGGCGGGTGGAGCGTAGGCGACCAGCAGATCACGCCAGGTGCGCACGATTTCGGCCGCCGTGATGTGGGCCTTCATCGTCGATTGCCATCCCTTGCGACGCAGCGCGGCGATGTCAGCCACCTCGTCGTCGATCGCCTCGCTCAGCGCCGACAGCACGCCCACCGACAGCCCACGTGGGCTGTCGTCATCGCTTCCGTCGACGGGGACGAGCGCGTGCCGGATGATCTTTGCGCAGGCTTCGGTGCGACGCAGTTCGGACTGCCGGTCCTGTTCGGCGACCTGGTTCTTAGTGGGCACGTCAGTTCCACCAGTCTTCCCGCGGGTCGCGAGGCTCCTTGGGCGGGTCCGGCTCCTTCGGCTTGGGGAGCGGATTCCGCGGCGTGTCGGGCGCCGGTTCGTCAGTCATGTGGTCGGTCCTTACCTAGTCGTCTGTTGGCTCAGTCTATCAGAGCGGTGGCGGGTTGGCCTTCATCCACTGGCGCGCCGCCCCGACCGCCCGCAGGTGCGGGATCGGGTGACGGCGACGCTCCCGGTAGGCCTCGCCGATCGCGGTCCGCAGGTCCGCGGGCAGGCGCGCCCAGTGCGGCGGGCAGCAGAGGCGCTCCGTCGGGACGCGCACGGTGCACGTCGGCTCAGCGCACGGGCGGGTGTTCGGCGGCGCGGGCGGGGTCTGGTGCGGGATGACCGGTTCCATCGATTACCTCGATCGTGAAGTGCTGCGCGAGATTGGCGAGGGCGTACGGGATGGCGTCGTGCTCATGTTCGGGTACGGCGACCACGAACTGTCCATTGTGGACGTCGACGATGTGATCATGCGGTCCCGGGAGCGCGCGGTACTCGTACCTCATCGGCCGTACCTGCGCTCGACGTCGGCGGCGATCTCGTCCCAGCCGGGCCAGTCCGGCAGCGAACTGCCCCGGAGATCAACGGTGTCGTCGACGATCTGGCTCAGCTTGCGCACGTTGCGCTCCCGGTAGTCGCGGTAGGCGGCGATGAGCGTCGGCGCCAGTCCGATCAGCCCCCACTTCCACCACGCCATGTCGTCGTCGTAGGACCACGCCACTCCGCCCAGCACGGTGCCGGCGTGGAACCACCAGACCCGGGGAACCTTGCGGTAGGGTCCGCTGATTCGCCGGAGGTCGGGTTGTCTGTTCGTCATGCGGCCACCGTACTGGACGCGGCGACGACATGCAACTACTGTGTATTACATGAGCGATCTTGAAGTTACAGCCGTCGATGTCTCCGGCGATCTCAGCGCGCCGGTGTGCGTGCGCTACCCGACTGCGCTGCTCGAACGCGTCGATGCTCTGGCCGCGGCGGCGCCGACCGGCATCGGACGATCCGTGATCTTGCGTATGGCCTGCGAAAACGGACTCTCCGCCGTTGAGGCGATCTTCGCTGCGATCTCTCCGGGGGCGTCGGTCGATGGAGCGTGAACGGGGGGAACCATCGACCGACGCATTCACCGGGGAGTGAACATGACACAGTTTGACAGCATGCACGCCGCCGCGGTGGCATACGTCGCCCGCGGATGGAGGATCATTCCCCTGCACTTCATCCGCCCCGGCACCACGCGGTGCTCGTGCGACCGGCCCGGGTGCAAAGCGGCCGGCAAGCACCCGATCGGCAGGAACTGGCAGGATCCGGCGCAGTCCAGCCAGCCGGGTCGGTGGAACGGCGGCGCCAGTCTGGAGAACATCGGCATTCTGACCGGCTCGCCGTCGGGATTCTGGGTGCTCGACTACGACCCCGCCGATGCCGCGCTCGGTGACCTGGGTGCCCGACTGCACGAAGAGGGCTACGTGCCGCACGTGCGCACCGGCGGGGGCGGATACCACTACCGGTTCGCGCTGCCCCGCGACTTCGAGGTGCGCAACCGGCAGTCGGCCGGCGGCGGCGCCGGACGCACGCACTCTCTCCCGCCCGGGTGGGACGTGCGCGGCGAGGGCGGCCAGGTGGTGGCGCCACCCAGCGTCAGCGCCAAGGGGCAGTACGTCGAGGTGTGCCCGGATAAGGACTGGTGGAAGCCGCACACGCCGCCGGCGTGGCTGCTGGACATGATTCGACCGCCGGATCACATGGTCTCTACCGCTGGCCGGATCGAGGGACTACCGCAACCGGGGGGTCTTGGGAGTGGCTCGGAACACGGGGCGGGCGAGGGGTCATCACATCCGGCGGTCTCGGTCCAAGCGTACGCCACCGCGGCACTTCGTGCAGAAGTTGACGCGTACGCGTCGCTGACTGACGGGCGCCGCGGTGAGGCGGCGTTCAGCTTCGGCTGCTCGCTGGTCGAGATCGCCAACCTGGCGGGCTGGCCGCACGCCGAGGTGTTCGAGCACTACGCGCAGGCGATGCGCTGGGCGGCCGGCAACGCCGGCGGCGGCGGGTACGGCGAGCACGAGATCGTCAACCAGTGGGAGCGCGCGAAGGCGCAGGTAGGCGGCCGGGCCAGGGAAATGCCGCCACCCCCCGACGTGTTGCCCGGGATCGCACTCCCTTTACCGCCGGCCCCGGAGCCCGGGGCGGTCGATGGGGTGCCGACGATCATCGAGCCTGGCTGGAATGGCGCCGCGTCCAGTGGGGTGAATGGGGTGCCGCCGGCGACGGCTACGACGCCGGCACCTAGCCTCCCGCCGGCACCGCCTCCGTCCGATATGCGGGCCGACGTGTGGTCGGAGATCCAGAGACAGGACGCGCGCGAGGCGGCGCGGCGATGGCGCGAGACGCGCGACGCCGGAGACGTCGGCGCGCGGTTGACCGCAATGCGTGCTGAGATCATCGACGCGAAGGCCCTGAAGGCGCGACCGCGCCTGCGTCCCATCGTCGATGGGCTGTTCTATCGCAACACGCTCGCGCGGATCAACGGCGCGAGCGGGCATGGGAAGAGCTTCATCGCGCTGTCACTGGCGGCTGCCGTCGCGGAAGGTACCGGCTGGGCCGGGCGGGGGACGCACGCCGGAACCGTGGTTTATCTGGTGGCTGAGGGCGAAGAAGGCGTGGGTGGGCGCGTCGAAGCGTGGGAGCGTCATCACGAGCGTGAGTTTCCGTCGGGCGTGTTGTTCCTCCCCCGTCCGGTGCAGGTGACCGGCAATGAATGGCCGGTGCTCACGGCGACGCTGGCCGAGATCGCTCCGGTGCTCGTGATCGGCGATACGCAGGCTCGGATGACCGTCGGCGTCAACGAGATCGACAACACCGAACTCGGCGAGGTGGTCGACCGGCTCGACGGGTTGCGCGTGGCCACCGGCGCCTGCGTGCTGCTGCTGCACCACTACGGCGCGGCCGGTGAGCGCGGTCGCGGCGGCACTGCCATCACCGGCGCGCTGCAAACCGAGGTCGGCGTCAAGATGACCAACACGCAGATCGAAGTGTCGAACACGAAATCCAAAGACGACGAGAAAATGCGTCCGATTATCTTCGATCTTATTCAGGTGCCTATTCCCACCGAGTTCGGAGTATTCGAGCCAGGTCATACGAGCGCGGTTGCCGTATTCCGAAACGAAGCACCGACCACTGATGAAAGGCGCGAAGACGAATACGTGAAGCGCGCCCGCAAGGTGTGGGAAATCATGCATGCAGCACTCGGCGTCCCCGGTCAAACCTACGCCGAGATTCGCGATGCCCTCGGTGAGGCAATCGGCTGGAAGGGCAGTAGGACTGGCTTGAATTCGGCGTTTACCCGCGCGTGGGCGCTGCTTATCGAGCGGGGCCTGGTGGCGTACCGGAAGCAGCGGTTCAAGATCATCGAGGTCGAGAACCAGTCGGCGGACGGCGTCCTCACGCCCAACCCGGATCTCGCGGTGGGTGGAGTCGGCGTGCTCGACATCGCGGAGTGGCAGTTGCTTACGTCCGGTATCGACGAAAAACTTGCGGAAGAGAGGCGTAAGTCCAAATCGCCCGAAAGCTCCTGACGCACCGACCTGACTCGCGACATTTCGGACACCCCTGACGCAGATCGTGACGCATTGATCAACTTGGTGCGTCACGATCTTGCAAATCCGCAGGTCAGACCGTGACGCAAGAGGTGACGCATCATCTTCTACTCATGCGTCGGCACCCTGACGCAAACACACCGACGCGTCACACCCCTATGGGTGACGCGGTGGTGCGTCAGTGCGTCACGTCAGGCGGAGGAGTCGGGGAGGATTGGGAGTGCTAGGGTTCGAGGCCACAGACGAATCTGGCCCGGGGAGCGCTTGCGACGCTCAACCCGGGCCGGCCAACCGATTAGGGCGGTTGACATGGACGAGGATAGCAGTTCGCATTTCTCGACAGTGGAATACGGCGAATGGGAAGCGGTCGGAGACCGGATTACCCGCCGAAGAGTGACCGACAAGCGAATTAAGCAGCAGTGGCACTGGCAATATCGCATTCAGCGGAAAATAGATGACGAGATTTTCACGGGCGTCGTCGATCTTCTTCCGGAGATCCTCGATGTCGTTCCACTCGATGTTCTGAATCAGATTCTCCGAGACAGCTTTGTCAGATGTTTTGTCGACGCTATTCGACAGCGTGACGGAGATTGGGTCACCTCGAAATGATTCGCACCGGAGTGTGGCTGGCCACCGGAACGGCCGTATCGGCTCCGTACCCGTGCCGCTGCTGGGAGGACCGGGACGGGTGGGTCCATCGCAACCGGCCTGAGCGGTGCCCGTGCCGCGGGCGACTCGACGTCGGCAACGTGCCGCCCTCGTGTTGCGCGCTCTCGTGGCCGGGTCTGGCCGCAGCGCTTGCGAATGCTCAACACGTCGGGTAGACTTCTGAGCATGACGACGGCATGGAGGATGATCGAGCCAGGGCATCACGTGCACGCAGGGTCTGGTCTCCACGTAGTCCGCGGCATCGACGACTCGGACGGCTACGAGCGGATTCTGTGGGCTGTATGGTCCGGAGATCCGCGTGATGGCGGCGTGCCGCTGTCGCGACAGTTCGCCAAGATCGGTGAGGCCAGGCGGCGCGCCGTCGGTCTGGCCGCGTGAGTCGCCAGATTCTCCGGCCATACCAGCAGGAGTTGGTGGCCGGTGTCGAGCGCGAGTGGGCGCGGGGATTCCGGTCGGTGGCCATGGTGCTGCCGACCGGCGGCGGGAAGACGACCACCTTCGCCGAGGTGATCGAACGGTGGCTGGCCGGGCCGGCACAGGGACGCCGCGCGGTGGTGATGGCGCACCGCACCGAACTCGTCGAGCAGGCGGCCGACCGGATCCGCGCACACAGCAACGTGCCGGTCGGCATCGTCAAGGCCGAACGCAACCAGACGCGGGCGCCGGTGGTGGTCGGGTCGGTACAGACCCTGGCGCCGCGCGACGGCCGTCGCGCGCGGATGATCCCCGACGTGGGGTTGGTCGTCGTCGACGAGTGCCACCGGGCCGCGGCGCTCAGCTACACGACGTTGATCAACGGGGTGTGGGTCGGCGCTCAGGTGCTGGGCGTCACGGCGACGCTGACGCGCTCCGACCGGCTCTCGCTTGGGGACGTCTGGCAGACGGTCGTAGCCGGCCCGCCGATCATGTGGATGGTCGACAACGGCTTTCTCGTGCGCCCCTGGGGGCTGCGCGTGCGCGTCGAGGACCTCGACATGCGGCGCGTGCGCAAGGCTGGCGGCGACTACCGCGACGCCGACCTCGGTGCGGCGATCACCGACTCGATGGCGCCCAAGCGCATCGCGGAGGCGATCCGCGAGCACGCCGACGACCGCCAGGGCATCGTCTTCGCGCCGACTGTGGCGGCCGCTGAGGCGATCGCCGACGCGCTGTCGGCCGACGGTCGGTCGGTACGGCTGGTCCACGGGGGTACGCCGGCTCAGGAGCGCGCTCAGGCGCTGCGCGAGTACACCGCCGGAGATGTCCAGTTCCTGTGCAACTGTGCTGTTTTCACGGAGGGCACCGACCTCCCCGTGACCTCGGTCGTGGTCATCGCCCGCCCGACGTTGCATGACGGGCTCTACATCCAGATGGCCGGTCGCGGGCTGCGCACCCACCCCGGCAAGGCCGACTGTCTGATTCTCGACGTGGTCGGCGCGACCGCGCGGCACACCTTGCAGGCACAGATCGACCTGTTCGGCGACCAGGTGGCCGAAGAGATCGCGAAGGAGGCTGACGACGCCGAACCGCTCGAACTGCCCGACGACCCGATCGACGATCTCGACGTGCGGATCGACGAAGACGCGATTCGCGAAGATCCGCGTGCGCTCGTCGCCGAGATCGTCGACCTGTTCCACAAGAGCGATCAGCAGTGGTCGCGCACCGCGGCCGGCGTGTGGTTCCTGCCGACCAGGGAGCGCTTCATCGTCGTCCTGCCGGGCCTGACGCCGGCGGGAGGGTTCGACGTGTGGAGCGTGCCGAAGAGCCCCACGCAGCAGTGGGTGCCGGTCAGCGTGGGAGTCGAGGGGATCGCCTTGGCG